CCTCGAGCAACCGCGCCCGCATCTGCGGGAACGCCACCGGCTCCCCGCTCTCGGACTTCCAGTTCTCCCACCCCCTCAACCCGGCAAGGAAGCACAGGCGTGACGCCCGCTTGATCGCCTTGATCCGCTCCATCGGCGGCACGTCGTCGGCCAGCAGGCCGTACACCTCGTCGCTGATCTCGTTGCGCTCCGTGCCACTGAGGGTGCGACACCGGAACTTGACCTGTTGCGCCTCCGGGTCCTCCCGGTTCTGGAACAGGACATGCGTAAACGTCTCCGATGGGTGCATCGGAATCGGACCGGACATACTGGGGACCTCCTCGGGCCTACGCCCGGGTTTACGTGAATGCGATGCTGATCGAGTCGTCTCCCGCGGGGCTCGCCGCGCGGGCCTTGAGCGTGAGGCTGTAGACCTGGAGTCCGTCCCGCTCCTGCGGGCCCGCCTCCACCACCTGCACCATCGGGCACGTCACCGTGCAGATATTCCCCGCCGTGCTGCCGATGGCGATCACGAACGCCCCCGCGGTGCCGTCCACGATCTGGCTCACGAAGTCCCGCGTGCCCACCGGGTCCACCTCGGGGTCCACCGTGATCGTCACGTCACGCCCACGGATGTAGGCGTGCCGCACCCCGCCCGCCTGCGTGATGTCCTTGCGGAGTTGCACGGCGTTGTTCAACTGCACCTGCACCGCCGTGGCGATGAGGCTCGAGGAGCGGTACGTCAGCGTCACCCCGTCCACCGAGGGCGGCGTCACGTTGTTCAACTCCGTCCCCGTGGGGATCGCCGTCGCCGTGGGCGCCAAGTAGGTGCCCTGTAGCGCGAAGTCGATCATGGGGATCTCGCCCTGAGTGAACCGGAACGTGGCGTCCGACATCGCGCCCGCGAGCAGGTAGCGGTTCCCGTCTGCGTACAGGCCCACCGTGGCCGTCTCCTGCGACTCAATCGCGGACACGGGCGCGTAGGTCACGCTTGTGGCCGGCACGATCGTCTGTGCCAGTCCGCTCGCCCGCATCAGGTCCGCGAACTCGGGGACCAACCCCGCCGCCACGGCGCCCTTACATGCGGTCGAGAAGTTCAACCCGTACGACCGGGGGCCCGCCGCCACCGACAACTCGGGGTCGAAGTGCGGGCGCACCGGGTTGCGATCCGCCACCGGCAGGGTCCACGCGATCTGCGGGTCGTAGACCTCGATCCCCGCGTCCGCCGTGGTCAATGAGGCGGCGGTGCCCTTGGTGGCGATGTTCTCCATCGCTGCCGACACGACGCCAATGTCCGTAAGCTTCGGGCTGCTGGTTGCGCTCATGGCTAACTCCTGCCGACTGTCGGGTCGGTCGTATCGGTCACAAACTGGGCGTCGAAGTCCACCCGGACCCCGCCTATCACCCGATGCTCGTCCATTGCCGTCTCGTACTCGGTCCCCGCCCAGTCGATGCGGTCGAAGATCGCCGACTCCCCGGGGGTGATCGCTGCGTGAATCGCCTTGCGGACATCACTGCCCGCACGGCTGAGATACTGATCCGGGTTCGTGTCCTCGCTCGGGAGGTTGGTAAACACGTACACCTCGACCCGCGCTTGGTGGCTCGTGTACCGCGGGCCCAGCAGTTGCCGCTGGGGCGTGTCGCGCCGCACCACCACGCAGGCGTAGGTGTCCACGCTCTCGCTCTGCGGGTCCTTGAGGAACCGATGCACGGTGGAGATGTTGGTGGTGTAGGCGTTCGCCGTCGTGACGTTCGCCACGGCGGTCGCAATCGCCTCCACGCACTGGTCTACGATGGGTTCAGCCACGGCCGGCGCGCTCCAGCGCCTTGCGGACGCCATGCCCCACCCGCTTGCGTGGGGTGCCGCTGTCCCGATACGCCTGCCAGTCGCGGTGGAAGTTCAACCGCGGCGGGATCCGAATGGTCTTAGTGGTGAGGTAGAACATCACCGGGCCGTCCTTGCCGTCCAGCACCACCCCGCCCGTACGCGCGGCGTTGATGATGAACACCGGATCCGGCATCACCGTCACGCGGCGATAGCGCACGTCCCCGGCCCCGGTGAGGTTCGCCTCGGCGGGGATCGTGAGGAACTTGCGGTTCACGGGGCGGATCGTGCCGCCCTCCTCGTGGATGTTGATGTAGTCCTCGGCTTGGCCCTTCCACGGGCGGGCCTTGCCGCCGAATCCGACGTAGCCGCGCAGGGTGGACAGGTCGCCCTCACCCATCACGCGCTGCCCAAATGACCCCAAGAAGCTCCCCGTGCGCTGCTGCAACGCCCCGCCCACCCCGCCGGGGGTCGGGTTGCGGAACATCACGGAGCCGCCGCGGTTCGCTTGCAGGCGCTTGCGCGTATACTTGATCCCGAAGTCCTGCGCGATGTCGCGGAACGCCAGCGCCATCTCCTCGAGCATCTCCTTGGGCGCCAACCGCAAGGCACGCTGCACGGCCTTGTCGTCCACGATCGCAGAGAACTCGGCAGTGGTCGCCACTACTGGCTCCCCCACCCGAGGCGCTTGAGGGGGTCGAGGAGGTCCTTCGCCGCCCGCGGCATCCGCAACTCCTCCTTGGTCACGCTCCCGCCCGCCATCGACACGGTCTGCCCGTCCGGCCCCGTCTTGCGCTTCTTCACGATCGCGCTACACCACTGCTGGCACGCCGCCTCCACCTCAGGGAACCCGCTCGTCAACTGCGCCGTGGTCGCGCCCATGCCCGCCACGTACACGACCTGCAACACCCCCACCCCGGGGGCCTCGTCGGTCAGCAGCACGATCGACCCGCGCGCCCGCCCGCTCTTGATCACGTAGTCGGTCGAGTCAATCGCCGACCCCGCCGGCCACTCGCGGTTGTGGTCCACCTTCACGCTCGTCACCGAGTCGATCGGGTACGCCTCAAGGAACCACTCGGTCTGCCCGAGTTCGATATCGAACACCTGGGTATAGGTGGTCGTCGCCACCGAACGCCCCAGGTAGTTGACGATCGCCGCCGACACCGCCGCGATGATCTCGCGCAGGTAGTCATCGATCGACGTGTCGTCCGCACGCTCGCCGGCCGCCACCTTGAGGGCGGCGAGCGTCGTCAGCGGGAGTGGCGCAGCCGTCGCCACCGCGGCCCGGGCTTAGCCCGTGACCGAGATCGGGCCTACGGGCGCACCCCTCCGAATGGGTTCAGGAGCGAGCCACTTCGGGCCCCAGTGGTAGCCCAGCGGCTGCCCCTTGCCCTCTGCGGCACCAGAGATCCGCTGCCGGGCCTGCGCCACGAGGCGCGCCCGACGCTCGATCTCGCCGATCTCCTGAAACTTGTGCTTGTGTGCGTACGCCGTCTCCAGGTCCGTGACGGGCAGGCGCGGGCGCGGACCATCGATCCGCTTCCCGTCCCGGTACATCACCGACCCGCGCCGCAGCGTCACGGTCATCGTCTCGGACGCGACCTGATCGATCTGTTGAGGATCCGACCAATCCACATCAGCCAAGGGGTCCGGCCCCTCGCCCCACGGGTTGGGCTCGGGTTCGTCGTCCTCGATCTCGTACTCGCCGGCCGCGTCGAGACGCGCCACGAGCTCGGCGTTCTGCCGCATCAACTCCGCGTTCTGGTCAAGCAGCCGGGCGACCATGTCCTCAGACACGCCGTCCGGCTGCTTCGCGTTATCCTTGCCCTTTGCCATGAGAGTGGGGACCTCCTGTTAGGCCGGTTAGCTCTTGCTCCCCGGCTGATCCTTCGGCACACAGATCATCTCGACGCCCGCGTCGAACCCGCCCGACTGGGCGCTCGCCAGCGTCGCGACGGCGCGGATGTACCGCTTCTTCCCGTCGAGGCTGATGAAAATCTCCTGATCACGCACCGCCGCGGTGTTGCTGTCGTCCACCTCGGTGAAGTCGGCATCGTCGCCCGCCGTGTCGGTGAGCGTCGCGTACACGTCCGCGTCGCCGTCGTCGCTGGACTCCTGCAACTCCACGTTCATCGTCGGCGTGGTGCCCCGCCCGTCGCCGCTCTTGAGCTTGACGATGGCGATGCCCACCCGGCCCGACACATCCACGCCCGTGCCGGTCGTGGTGGTGGTCAGGCGCTGATGCGGAATGAGCGCGATGCGATCCAGATCGTTCGGAAGGTGTGGGCTGCGACCCTGCATGATTGACTCCTATGGCCCCGGAGGGCACTCACTCTGGCCGGTGGGCCGTCCCTAGTCCTGGCTCGCCACGTCGTTCATCAGCGCGAACGCCTCATCGTGACGCACGATCGTGTCCATCTCGTAGAACACCACGAAGAACATGAGGTCCTGCAGCGCCGCGTTGTGCGAGTTCGTGGCGTCGTACGCCTGATCGAACACCCGCACCTCGAGGCTCGAGAAGTCGAAGCACAGCAGCTCCCACCAGTCGCCGAAGTAGAGCTCGGACGCCGTGGAGAGCGTGCCCTTGGTGAGGTTCGTGGGAAGCTGCGTCGTGGTGTACAGCGGGTGGTTGTGGAGCATCCCGTCCGCCATGAGGGCCGGGGCGGGCGGCGCGTTCCGGTTCTCCCCGTACAGGGGCCGGTTGTCCTGGTCGAGAATCTTGTTGATCTGGTTCCACACCGCCGGGTGCGTGATCCACGCGAGGTTGCGACCCAGCACGTTCTGGCGCAGCACGTCGTACTCCAGGTCGCGCAGCTTCGCGTACGTCGGCTGGCCGCCATTGGTGCCGATCTCCACGCTGCCGATGTTCGCCGCGTTCGCGATGCCGAGGGGCTCGTTGGCCGAACCCGCACCACGCAGGACCGCAAGATCCTTCGCGAGCGCCATCTCGATGGCGAAGTCCTCACGCACGATCTGCTCCACGCTCAGACCCGACTGGCGGATCAGCGAGCGCGTGACCGGCACGTAGGCGGCGAGCTTCTTCGCCGTCGCGCGCAGGGCGCCGAACGTGAGGGTCGAGGACGTGGGGGCGCCGCTCTCGGCCACCCAGTACGCCGATACGGCGTTGGTCTTTTTCGGGTACACGAGCGAACCCGTCCCCGGAGCGACCTGCACCTTGCGGACCCCGGCGCGGTCGGTGACCGATGCCGCCTTGAAGTCCTTGATCAGATCCGCCTGGAACTGCTCGGGCGACAGATAGCCACCCTGGTTGTTGACGCCCGCGCTCTGAAGCTTCTCGACGCTGCCCGGGATGTCCCCGGCGCTGCGGTCGAGGGAGGCGACAAAGTCGTCGTCCAGCGTCTCGAGGAAGTCCACCCGGCGCTCCCGCTCCGTCGCGAACGACACCTCGCCCGCGTTCTCGGCGAGACGCTTGTAGACCTCAAGCAGCGAGGACCGCATGTGCTCGTTGTCGCCGCGCTGGCCGCGCTGCATCTCAGCCTTGGCCTGCGCCACGGCGAACTTCGTCGGCGTGCCCTTGGCCTCCAGGTGCTTCACGCGATCCGTGAGCTCGGCGATCTGCGCCGAACGCTCCGCGTCCTTCTCCGCGACCTGCTTGTCGACGGCATCGGCGCGCAGCGCGTATTCCTTGGCGGACTTGTTCATGTCCTCCAGGGTGGCGTTGACCTGCTCCACCAACTCGGCGGGGACGGGCGTCCCGTTGGCCGTGGTGGTCGCGTTCGGATCGGTGGTCTTGTCGCTCATCGCCTACTCCTGTTCAGTCCGCTGCGGACGATGTCTATTTAGCACCCCGAGAAGGGCCTCCACGGTGGCAACTGCCGGCGCGGGGGTCCGATGGGGGTCCGCTGCGGCTCGGGGCTCCAAGTCCCCGTCATCCCCCTCGTCCGCCTCGGATACACCCAACAGGGCGGAAACCGCCCGTTCCATGCGTTCTGCGGCCTCTGCGATCGTCGCCGCGTGCTTGCCGATCGCCTGCTCGGCAGACGTGAGGGCCGCCAGGGAATCCGCGTCGAGCGTGACCGAATCGGCGTCGTCAATCGTGACCTCGCTGGTGTCCTTCACGCCCGTCGCCCACGACCGCACTTCCATCGGGCACTCGGCCCAGATGCTTTCCCGCACCGCCGTGGCCTGCGCGTACGAGTCCGTCCCCGCCGCCGCCGCATACGACAACTCGTACACCGCGCCGGACTCGGCGTCCTCCGGGGTCGCCGCGGT